TGCCCGAATTAACTGATATTTTCAATGAGAATCAATTCTTTTTTGCCCCAGCTTGTTCGGCCTGGGCTTTTGCTTTTGCTTGGGCCGCTTCGTTGGCCTCTATTTTCTTCAGATCACGCAGCATTACCTCCATCATCGGGGGTGAAACCATCTTGATCAGGGTAGAACGGTCAATCGCATGCGCCTCAAACAGTTGGGCCGCAAGGTTTTTCTGATCTTCAGAGAAAAGAGGGCTGTTTGAATGGGCGTCAACCATGACGTGGGTATCGTTTGGCATCTGCGCCAGGATGAACGTTGTTTTTGCCTTGTCGTCCATCTTCAAACGGTCTTTACCGTACTTGCGAAGGACTTTGAAGTACTTGGTCGCCAATGAACTCAAGCTGTCTTCAACGATAAGCGCCCGTTTCTTGATGCGAGAGCTGCCCATTCGAGCCAGTTCACTCGTTTGACGGCCACTTCTAACCCCAGATTCTCCCTTTCCCATGAGAATGTTTTGTAGGCCGGACGCCTCCGAAAACATCTCATCAATCATGTGGATTTCTTGCCAGATGTCGGTAGGAATATCTGGTTTGTGCCGTTCAACCTTCGCCATGGGGTCTTGAGAAGGTAGCACGCCGCCCGCCTTGTTCAGTGCAAAGTCGAGTTCATCAACCGCCCCAAACATACCGAACAGAACCACGGGCGGATTAACCTGCTTTGCCAACAAATCTCGAATCTGCCCGATGCGTTCGTTTCTGAATTGCTGCAACCCGACGAGGCGAGAAACTTCGCTTGTCCCCCAAAAGTAGCCGTTCATGGGGTTCGGGCAAATCTGGACAAATGGATGCTCGCCGCGCTGGTCGATTTCAGATTCGTCAGCGTTCATCATGGCTGGCAAAAATAGATTCTGTCGGTCGTAGATCGTGATATTCCCGTCGGCGCGGGTGACAACCCGGTAATCTGCAATGGCATCATCCCATACCCAGAGTTCAACCATCTCCACCACGTCCGCGCTCACCTGGGCGGTGTAGTCAATGCGTGAATCGTTGTTGTACATGCCGTTGCCACGGATGGTCCCGCCAGGCGAGATGGGCGGCGTGCCTGACGAGTTGGTGACGATGATGCGGCGCAGAGAGTCCGGCATGGAGTCGGCGGCACGCATGGGCTTGGTGCCCAGGCTGGCAATGATCTTCTCGCGGTTCGGGTGTGACTCAAGATCGGCATCGAGCTGTGACCGGGTGATGTAGTACCGGTGCGCCATGGCCTCCTGCCGGTCAAGGTAGTTCAAGTCCTCCCGGTAGACGCCAAAGCATTCCGGCTCGATGATGTACGGGCACGGCTTGCCGTCGCGCACGATGACCTTGATGATGGCCGTGTTCTTGACCATCGCCCACGTGAGCGCCTGACCGAACACCATATCGCCATTCGAGTCAATCCACTCCTCATTGATGGCCTTGTTTGCCTGGGGAACCTTCGCCCACTCGTCATCGTGCACAGACACGGGCAAATGGCACCCAAACCGCGTGGAATCGGCGCTGAACAAGAAGGCCGTCAAGGTATCGATGTGCGGATAAATCTTGTTGTAGGGGGTCGCTGGCTCTTCAGGCGGTCCTCCATGCATGAAGTAGGACTTCATCAGGTCGTAATCCGTTTTCCGGCGCTGCACTGATGCGAAACAGTCATCAGTGACCTGTTGGTAAAACTGCTCGCGCTCTTGGTCTTCGCTTGGGATTTTCATTTTTCGCCCGCTGGCAAACCTGAATCAGATCCATTGAAGCCGGGGGCCTCAAGCCGGACCTTGGGTTTCAAAAGGTTGATGCCATCACCAACAGCGATGGCCCCGGTCATTTGGTCTCGGTAGATGGCCCCGTTCATGCCTCGGGTGTCGGCCAGGGGGTTGACCACCTCGTCCACCGGGCGGGCGGTGCTGCTCACACTCAACCCGGCGCGTGAACGGATATCGCCAAAATACTGATTCACGTCGGTGCCATTGGGGGAAATCATCTCAGTGACCTGGTTCAGGCGCTTGTGCGTGGCGTAGTCAGCTTTGCGCATGCCGTCACCGCCTCGGTTGCTCATGTTGGACAGTCCGTGCTCTTCGGCCAGCGACTCGAACGTGTCGTTGATGTTGTTGTAGCCGGTGCTCTGAATGGATGGTGCCGTCAGGAACACGCGCCTGACCATAGCTTCACCGCTGCAACCTTCTGGGCATACCGGTTCAGTGCCTTCAAAGTAGCCATGGGCCATGCACTCGAATTCCTTGATGACTGCCATCACTCATCTCCCATGAGTTCGTCAGGCTTTACCGGTTCGCCAGGCGTGGTGAAGTTCTCAACCACAATGATCGACTGGGAGACAAGTGGGCCGGGCAGGATGATGAATCCGTCGGCCGTGTTGAGGGACATCTTCCCGCCAACAGCAACGGCCTTTTCCATGTGTGCCCGCACGGCGGCACGATCAAACGGCGGTATGGGTTCGTCAATGCTGTGGAACGTGCCCCTTGGCGTGTGCGCTATAACTTTCATATCAGCCCTTTTTAAATGGATTTCTTAATGTCTTTGCGGGTAACGCCGGGGAAGTGGACAGCCGAAGAATTGGCCGACCACTGAGCAAGAATGCCACTTTGTGGATGGCGTCCGGCTTCCGTGTGGCTTCTATCGTCTCAACCACCTCGCCATTCACCAGCGAGATCATGCCACTTTCAATGCGATCCATCAAGCGGCGAAGTCGGTCGATTTTATTGCGATCTATGAACATGGCCTCATACCGACCCTCAAGGAAGGGGAGCAAATCCTGCCATGGCAGCTTGGACAAGTTCCATATTTTCTTCGGTGTCCATTCGTCGATACCTGGGCCTGATGCATGCTTGAAGGCATTTTTCTGACGGTATCCAGTTGTGGATTGACTCTTGTACACGTACTTCATCATCCGAACGCGCAGTATGGGCAGATTTGTCGGGTCGCTCATACCGGAATGCCAATGCGCTTCAGGTAGCCCTTCACCGTGCTACCCATCGCCACCTGGGCCGCGCCTTCGGCTGTCAGCGGCTTGGTGATGCCCATCTGAATGGCCTGCATGCGCAAGAAGTCAGCCCATGCCACGTGCGCCAGCCCGGCGGCGATGACCCGATCATCCTTGCCCCGGCCTGGAGCACCGATCATGCCGTCGTCACGAACCACCTTCTGCATCTCGTTCAAAAGTTCAACAGAACGCACAGTGCTGGTGCCACGCTCGAACTCACCTTTGTAGATGCCAAGCATGCGCTCCTTGGTGCCTGCCGTGGTCTGCCAGTGGTACGCATTAGGACGCCCGAAAGTATCCAGTCTCTTATATAAGTAGTTCTGCAAGTTAGCAACAACAGCCATGATTTTCCGGGATGTGTCATTGGTCGAAGTCATGAACGCCCGCTGTTTCAGCCCGTTGATCTCCTGCAAAACAGTCATGCCAGGCCCGTTCAGTTCCAGGTTCAGCATGGCTTTGCCGCTCAGTCCGTAGGCCCCGGCCAGGTACAGGATGATCCATGCGAACTGGTGCGGCGTGCAGTCTGATGTGCAGTACTCTGCCACCTGCTCAATCCCATCCCCGTAGCACCGCCACACGCTGCAACAGAAACGGTCTGCCCAGTCGCTTGACCCATAGGCCGGGTCAGCGCCCAGCGCGTAATAGGCCCCGGCCACTGGGTATTCCCATATCGTCAACTGACCATTCTTGGCGCCGACCTCAAGCAAATCCATGTCCTCGAACTTATCACCCAGCGCGAACTTGTAATGTGTAGCCTTGCCCTTCTTGACTTCTCGCATCGCATCCGTCAGAAACGTCGAGTTGAAGTAGTTGCTGCCCGACTGGATGAATGCGTAGTCCTCTGTTGGCGGGTAGTTCTGATACATCAAATCCGCGTCCTGCATCTTCTCATTCAGGCACCATCGCCACCATGCGATCTGTTCCGGCACGATCTCAAAATCGTAAAGCCGCTTGATGTCACGGATCCACTTACGCTCTTCAGGCAATATTTTCCCGTCCCAGTACGCCTCATATTCCGGCGATCCGGGTTCCTTACGGTAGTCTTCTCGCAGCCACCACCCTATGAAAATCGCCCGTGATGACACCGACCTTTTTGCCTCCTCCCACATCTCTTCGTAGTGGTTGAAGCCCTGGGCCGTCGATTCGTAGATGTAGAGACGGTTCGGGTTGTGCTCCGACAAAGATGCCTTCAATGATGCAATCCCTTCTTCGTCCCCGTAGGCGCTCACCTCGGTTGCATGCAGGAACATGAGCGCTTTGCCCTTGCCTAATGACGAGTTCTTCCTGGTACCCGCCACCTGATAGCTGAACTTGCTTCGGTTCCGGCATGACAACTGCGTCCGGTTGTGCGTGTCCACCGGCACTCGGTACGACTTCGGCAAACCCTCCATGTACAGCGTCAGCATCGTGCGAAACATGTCCCGCGTCTCTTCGTCGTGCGTCACCAGTGACCCGCTTACCCCGGAATGTTTGAACAACCAGTACAGATCTAGTGCTAGGCAGATCGTCGTGATTGCAACCTGCCGACCTTTCAAAATAACGAACTCATGAACTCCTTCATTCATCCCGCCCTCAATCTCGTCAATAAAGTACCGCTGAGTCCCAAGCCACTTCTCAGGCGCAAGATTGATCAGGCCGTAATCCTTGGTATCTACCCGTAAGGCACTACAGAATGCCTCGAAGCCTTTGCGGTTGAATGTCATTGGGTCATTCTCTCATGATGGCATGAACCTGCCTGTGATGTTCTTGGCACAGCCAAACCACATCCAAAGGTCGATCATAGTCCGGGTGATGGCCTTCAACGTCAGAACTTCCGCAGACAAAGCACGGTAGCTTTTCCAATTTTCCTCTAGATAACACCATTTTAAGTGACTTTCTCGCCTTCTCTTTTCGCCTTGATTCTGGTCTAGCCATTCTGGAAATATGTTTTTTTCGAGACTTTTCCTTCTTCCTGATCAGCTTCTCTTCCTCAGTCAACAGAACCCTTGGTTTCCAGTCTTGACCGTGCAAACGCATCATCAACCTAACGTATTTTCCCCTTTCTTTTTCTGGAGTACGTTTGTGTTTTTTTTCATACGACTTTACCTTTTCACGATTCTCAGCTCGCCATGCTTTGTTGTACGCAGAAATGTCTGCCGTTTTCTTCTTCCAGTCCGCAGGACGTTCAACCACTTTGGCTTTCTTCATGCATTCCTTGCACGCATAAGCCCGACCATCTTCATTCGCAGTCTGAACCCTGAAATCCTCAAGCTTCTTAACCTGGTGACACTTTGTGCATGTTTTCATGGGTTAATTCTACCCCATAAAAGATATTGGAAAACACGAATCTGATTTTTTCCGGCTATGTGATGGGCACCTCCACAACCACGCTCGCCGCCCATCGCCCAGCCCATCGCCGCGCCACCAGCCCAGCCGACCACCCATCGGCACCCCGACCACCCATCACCCTGAAACCGCCTGTTACCGCCTGTTTTTGACTCGCTGGCGGGCCTCGAAAACCCCATTACGTACTTAACATAACGCCCGTCGTATCTACTACAGACATTTAAGCAAGCCTCATACCTGATTGGCTTGAGGGCCGCATTGTCAATACATTTGAACAAATGTATCCAATAGGTAAAAGCTATTGGTCTTGGTTTAACGATAGAAAACACGATGCATTTGTGCAAATGTATGTTGTCAAACCTGACCAAACGGTCAAGATTTGATCTGTCCCCAATTAAATCATCGGTGAATATCGTAATGACTTTGTGATTATCACTACAATCGCTCGTATCACTGCTACAGCATAAGGTCTCCCTAGTGATGATGACATGTACTCATGACTAAAGAGGATATACAAGTCCCCTATACAGCCCCTCCGCTATACTAGTGATAGTAGAATTTAATGTGATATTTGCAGAGTAACAGTGATTGTTTAGTCATAAAAACAACGGTGAAAATGGAAAAATCGCTTTGAATCACTGCGCATCAAAAGTCTTTAAGAAAGTGGAAAAAGCGTGATATCATTGACAATCATTTTTACAAAGGATATGTGATGGGATCAAACTGGGATATTTTTAATGCGATGCGAAAAGAAGGCCGAATCGGGAATGCGACGGCATCTATAGATGCATGGGTTGATGTGGCCTGCAAGATACAAGAGGGGGCACGTGAGACTGGAGCACGTCTGTATGCGTCTTATTGCAAATTTGCTGGGACTAAAGGCGATGAGCCTATGCGCCAGAGGCTGTTTTTACTGGCTCTGTCTGAGCATCGTGTGCCTCGTGCAATGGTAGACGGGGTACGGTATTGGCTTGGGCTGGCCCTTTTGGATGAGTGGGTCGGGGTGCCTGCCATCAGGTCGGGAGAGCATGGAAAAGTCATCGCGGAATGGGCCATGGAGCGATGCACTGCTGATCAATACGCGGTATCAATGGTCCATGACATGTACACCGACTATCTGGCTTGGTGCGCATCGTCACACCGAGACATTGCATCCAAAGTCGTTTTTGGGGGATACCTGAGAGATGTACCTGGCCTCACGTGCCAAAAAAGGCTGACACAACTGGAATACATGGGAAAATTTTCGCAAATGATGCACTATTTAGGCATCGGGCTTAAAAATACGCCGCCAAGGAAGATCAAGTTTGATCAAGCCATGATGGCCGATAGACCGTCTGTGCCGCCTGCGTTTACGCTTGAAAGCCTGAAGCCGAATCACGTCAAACCAGCTTACGACGATAGCGACGACATCTAACAAATATATTTTACAAAAAAGATCGAAAAAGGCTTGAATAGACAAAAACAGGAGGTAGAATATAAAACATGGAAAGCAATAACGCTGACCACCGCGCCTCGGGTACAGTGGTCAAGGAAAAAATCATGACACAAGCTGAAAAAATGGAAAATTAAATGAAAGTCCAGCAAGAAACAGTGGATATCAAATACGACGGGCTCTATCTATCTGTAAAGATTGAATTTGATGACGGGAGAGAGTACTTGTCGGAAATTGCAGCAACAAGCGACGGAACAGACGTGACGAGCATCTTCAAGGATTGCGTCCAGTCGCTCATAAAAACATCGGCTGTTGAAGCCATAAAGAAAAGGAATGAGTAATGAAAACCATAGGAAACACAGAATCGCACGGGCGTTTTTTGCAGATAAGCACGCTTGATCAAACAGATGGCGGACACAGCGTGATGATGATTTGCGAAGGCGGAAGCGTCCGTTTTCAGCTCAATATGAAGCCGAATGAGGCGCGCGAGCTGGCCGGGCACCTGCAAGACGAGGCGAACAATTGCGAGGTGATGACGAAAGAATCCGACGGGTCGGGAGTCTGACATGAGCTACGGACACCCAACAACCCTAAGGCACCCGAGGACGATGAGACTCAGCGGGACGGATTACGCCGCCAGCATCGAGCGCGCACGCCGAACGGATTGGTCAGGAATCTGGATTGTGCTGGGTGTCGCTGGCTTCATGGCCCTGGCGTTTTTAGTCAAATCAATCACTTCCGCCTGATCGATGAGATCGGCGCTGATGCCGCAAAAATTTAAGCAGAATCAAGGCGATTTTGAACGTATGACGAAAAAAACGGGTATCCGGATACCCAAAAAAACCCGGTGATCTTGCGATACCGGTTTAAAACCTACCAAGGCGAAAAACGTCATTGTAGCCGTAGATTCAGACCGTCTACCATCTTCCCCATCGAAGTCATCTTGAAATTGATACCGGACCGCCCTTCCATTTTCTCCAGCAACTTTCGGCGCGACATTTCCCGTTCGCCATTTTTCTCGCACCACTTCTGATACTCGCGGTAAACCAGCGCCGGGGTCTCCATCCCTGAGCCGATTTCAAAAGTCTCATCAATAAATTCTGATATTGGGTCCTGGGCTTTGATGTAGCCACGGGACAGGACTTTGATGCTCTCGGGCGCATGCAAGCCATCAAGCTCTTGCCACTTCATGCACCCCTGGATGATCCAATGCAGGATTTTTGGATACTCTTCCTTGAGCTTCTCCCCCAGGTATTGATCGCGCTCTTCTTCTGGCACGGTGAAGTCAAAAGGGATCATGTTGATACGGCGCTTCATGTCCTCGCCGACGGATGATAGAGATGGCTTGTGATTCGATGCAACGATGATTTTGGCGGCGAACTCAAACTCAAAATTGTCCTTAGCCATGAATCTGGCAGTCATCTTCCCGCCGCCCGTCAGCTTTTTTATCAGGGATTCGTTCAGCTTTTGATCCTGCTTGCCTTCCTCGCTCACCACCAGCCGCGCACCGGCCAGCCGGGCCACATCGGTCGAATGTCGCTCACCGTACTCCTGCTCCGCGAATGTCGAAAAATCAGCGCTGACAGCGTAGTCTCCCAGGATGCCAATCAGCGTATTAAGCACCACGCCCTTGCCATTCCCGCCACCGCCATGCAAAAAGGCAAGGCCGGGCTCGAATAGCTTGCCGACAAGGGCATACCCGGCAAAGCGCTGCAAAAAATCGATCTGATCTTGACGGCCAAGCATAACCTGATTCAAAAAATCCAGCCACCGCGTCGGCTCAGAGCGCACCGGGCAGACTGTGCACTGCTTGCTGATCAGGTGGTTTTTGTCAGCGGGTATCAGGTGCCCGGTGCGCAGATCAATCGCGCCGCCTGGCACGCCCAAAAGCCACGGATTGGCATCCATAAAGGCATGATGTGTAGCAATGTTTGGCGCGGATGATGACAAAGTTTGCACCGCTTTGACGGTCTTGGCGCTGCAAATACCCCTTTTTTGGATGGGCGTGAGCATCGATGATCGATTGTCAGACTCGATGGACTTGAGATGGTAAATCGCAGCCTGCTGGATAGCCGCCAACTCATCAAATCGCCAGCGGTCACCCATCCACTCGTACCATTTTCCCCACTCTGGGACGTACCTCCAATTTTCACCAAAAGATGCCGTGAAGGACTCAGACAGTCCAATTTCGCTAAACTCTCGCAGCAGCCAAGCCCTGTCATCTTTTGGCTCAGGAGCCGCTTTAACTGGCTCCGGTGGCGGCTGGGGGACTCTGGCGCGAATCCACTCTTTTGCCTGCTCTTGAGTCCAGCCATCCGCGAGAGCGTCGGCCAAATCCCAACCCTTGGGACGATCAGCCTCGGGGTCTGCAATTTTGACCTGACAGCCGATACCTTCGAGTATTTTTTTGATCTCGGCCGCCGCTGCCCGGCCTGGATCGTCTGCGTCAGGCACGATCACCACCCGACGGCCAGCAAGCGGGGAAAAATCGACATGAGCGACACCATTGGTGCCGCCCGGCCAGCCTACAGCGACCTGGCCGGGGAACAGCGCCTCAATCGCCGATACCGTCTTTTCTCCCTCGCCCATGATGACTTGAGAGGACGGCCTGGCGGCGAGACGGTTAAGGCCGAAGAGAGGCCGAGGGGTTGTGAATCCTTTAATGGCCCATCCCATGGGCTTTGTGCCGTCCGTGCCCCACGTCCACGTCAACGGCACTTTTTTGTCACCGTCCTGATACCGGCACACGTACCCAAGCAAATCGCCAAATTCGTCCAGATATGGCCAAATTGCGGCAGGATCTCCGAGGTCACCGACGCCAAATGATCTTGGATATTGACAATTTTCAGGCGGTTTGCTGCTGATCCAGTCGGTGGCAGGTGGGGCAATTACCCTTGCTGGCGCGTGCTGCGCCTGGTGCTCGGTTCCGGTGATAAATTCAGCAGCCTCTCGCAAGGCCATGCCATCGGTTTTCCGCAAGAAGTCGAAAACGTCACCGTGAGCGCCGCAGCCAAAACAATGATAGAAGCCTTTGGCAGGATTGACCGTAAAGCTGGGCGTAGCCTCGCCGTGGAACGGGCACAGTCCCAAGAATTCGCCCTTGGACTTTGCGGGGGAAAGGGCCACACGAAGCGCGACGATCTGAGCGATATCCGTCTCAGATTTGATCCTGTCAATGTCGATTGTCATGGCTGATTCAAGTATTTCTTGATGGCCGAAATGACATCATCGGCGGACCAAAAAACATCGGCCTTGTAGCCCCTCAATCTGGCACTCGTCACGAATTCAATCTGCTTGTCGCTGGGCTTGTTCTTCCCAACTTTCAACTCAATAAAAAAGCCAGAAAGACCGCCACGCGGCACCGACAAAAACAGGTCAGGAACCCCAGACCGAACCCCTTCAGCCTTCAAATTCACGGCTTCGATGACGTTCCGAGAGCCGCCATTTGGTATTGAAAAGAGACAAAATTCAGGGAGATTGAAGCCATTGCAGGACACCCGCCACCAATGAATGACCGTCACCTGCTCTTGATGCTCAGAGCGATGCAGGCCAAGTGATTTTGTCGATGCTTCGCGCTTTTCGCGCACGGGTGCCAAACCCACCGTCGGCTTGTCCGCCATCGCCGCATAAATGTCCATCGTCTTTTGATTCTTGCGCTTCTGATCCGCATAGCTTTGCCGAGACGATTTCATTTTTCACCTTTGTATTTTTTGACAGGATTCGGGCCATTTTTTTACCAAGTTTGATCTGTGCAAGCTCGGGGATTTTTTTCCTGTCTCGCCACTTTGCGACTCGTGGATAGGGTATTTGCAGCATTTGGGAGAGCTTGGCTACAGAGCCAGCGGCCTCTATAAGTGAGTCAATTTTCATGCCCGGATGATACGCGCAATTTTCTCGATAGACTAAAAATAAAAATACAAATGTCAACGACAAATTAATTTTTCTGTGCTACATTGAAGGCTCATTAACGAAAGGATTAATTTATGTCAAAAGTTGAAAAAAAAACCGTATCTCAAAAAACGAGAGTCTATGAGGTCAAAAAAGATGGAAAAATCGTGCGACTTGTGGAAGCGCAGAACAACACGCAAGTTTTTGGCTACATTGCGCGGAAAGAATTTACCGTGTCACCCGCAAGTCAGAAAACTCTGTATGAGTGCGGGAAAAATGGGATGGAAATCGAATCCGCTAAAGACGTGAAGACCGAAGATTAAAACCAACAAAGGCGAAAAATGGAACTCAAAGAATGCATCAGAAAAAACGTGGCGTGTGATGATCAGACGATCACCAGCACGGGATACCTGGACCTGGACGGCTACGCCCACCCGCTGCCCGCTGGCATCACCAGCACGGGATACCTGGACCTGAGCGGCTACGCCCACCCGCTGCCCGCTGGCA